CAATTAGGGCGTGTTGATGTTTGGATTGTCGCCCAGGACAACAACAAAGTCAGACACGCAAAAGAAAAGAAAGCAAATAAAGACGCGGGAATTATTCGTAAACACGGAGCAGGGAAGAAAAGAGAACCCGAAACATTCAGTGGAGTAGTTCTTCCTGACTTAACAAACGACAACTAACTATTACTGGACATATACCTACCTTTCTGCAAAGGCGTGACACGATAAAAAGTGTTGCGCTTTTTGCTTTGTTCAAAAGTGCTTGTTTTGTTTTTGTTTATATGTTACAATAAGTCTGTAACCGGTTGGTTGCACCAATATATCACACATACTCCTGTCCAATTCAAGAGTAGAGCATCCGAAAGGGTGCTTTTCTCTTTGCCTAGAATGGCATTATAACGCCACAGAACGACCATATTCGACTTCAAATCATTTCGGTGGTAAATTGTGCAACTTTGAAACAAAAAGCCTTTAAAGGGCAAATAACGCAATTATTTAATTGCATCATTTTGACCCAAATGATGTAGTTAAACAGAAATGATGATGTTATTGAAACGCAAACGAAAAAACCACCCAATTAAGGGTGGCCTTTTCTAAGGAGTGTCTATATGGTTGAAAAGAAGTGTGTCAAATATTAGCGGAATATTCCCGAAGCACCTTTGCGATTTCTTTTTTCTTTGTTTCGGTGCTTGCAATATCGTGTTCCATGCCACGCTCAAAAACCTTAATGAGAATTTCTGAAAAGGCATCCACAGCTTCGGCTGTAACCGGCATTTCACTCGTGGGATGCACGATCTTTTCAAGACGTTCGAGTTTCTCATTGATCTTATCAACAAGTTTCTGCTGCGGATAGATAATCGTGAGTTCGGTGAACGTGATAAACACGTCTGCAAGTTCCTCGTAAACATTGTCTGTAAAGGCATCATCTTCCGCATAACGATCTTTTAAAAGAGCCTGAGCGAGTTCGCCCATTTCCTCGATAGCCTTATCAATCTGTCTTTCGTGTCCGAACTTTTCAACAGTTTCCTGGAGAAGTTCTATCTGTTTATGACTTAAAATCATTTCTTATTCCCCCTTGATTCATAATCTGTCTGTTCCATGCGTCAATAGCCGATTCCGCACATCTCGTTGTTTCAGAGCGTTTTCCGCATTCTCGGCAGCGGACGATAAACCATGTGCCGTAATATACGACAATGTTCGGTTTGCATCCGCAAGTGCAAAGTTCAAGTTCATTCACTCTTCTTTGTCCTCTTTTTGAGCAGCTTGTTCATCAAGACAAGCCACGATCACAAAACAAACGTCCGATTCCAAGTCCTTGACAATTCCATCAATAATCTCTTCTGCGATTTCTGCCCTCATCTTGCCAATGATGGTTTTTTGTGCATCTTCATCAAAGACTTCGTGTGTTTTAAGTTGATTGGCGACAAGGTTTTGTACCTCGCGCATACCGGCAACAAACGCTTTGTTATCGCCTTTTAACTCTTCTTCCTTGTACTCTCCTGAGTGTACTTTGTGGACGTAATCCATATCTTTTTTCTCCCTTCTTTGATTATATATTGCCGTTGCCGCTTTTTTCAAGTGCAAATTGTTCGGTTTTTTCGATTAGTTGAGGTTGCTTCATTCCGTTTGCGATAAAAGCCTTTTTGTCTGCTTCGCAAATGCCTTTATATGCCTTGACGAATAAAGCGCGTTCAACAGATTCGTTAAAATCTGAACTGCTCGCCCACATATGCAACTGCCAAGGACTTCCAAGATAAATCTGTAGGGATTTCGGCAACTTTTCGTACTCTTCTTTGTAACTGTCTATGCCTTTCTTGACCGCTTGCATCAGCATTTCCCAGGCCTTGCCCTCTGGAACAACATCGGTTTCGCACAAACTATATGCCGTGTCGATCAACTGACCCGTAGTCGGAGCAAAACCGCTTGTGTTCGTCCTCGCAAAGTGTTGAAGTGCTTTCATGATTAAAGGCCTGTCGTATGGTTCGAGTAGTGCCGCCCATACTGTGACGGTAGCGGTCTTATCGGGAACATTGAAGTTTGGATAGAGTGCTTGCATAGTGGCAAGCAGTTTCTGTGTATCTTCTCTTGTCATGCGTTCCCCCATTCGTCAACAATAGAGCGTTTCATGCGCTTCGGAAAAACGCCCGTATAGCCGTTTCTCATGGCTTCTTCAAGCGCAAGTATAGATTCTTCCGCAGTAAACTTGTTAAGGGTGTTTACGGTCATTTTAATGCTTCTCTCGGTCATGGCATTATGCTTGTCGTGCTTGCGATATTCAATAAACTTCCGAAAACACGCTTCAAGTTCTGTACTGTTCGGAAAATAGCAAATGTTCTGCATCTGTTCCGTTTCTCTTTTTGCAACCTTTTTCTTAGAGCGGAGTTCAGAAATCTCTTGTCTTATCTGCTCTATTTCTTTCAGCACTTCTTGTAAGGCATCAAAAATCATCTGATTTGTAACTTCCATATCATTCTACCTCTCGATCTCACCATTTTTCGGACACCATGCCGGAGTATTTGCGTTTTCGGGTTTGTTGGAGTAAAAACTTCCTCTGCCGATATACCCAACTTGACTTTTGAGTTTGTGCGAAACAAAATATCTCAAAATCTGTTTTTGGTTAGGATGTCGGCAGAAATACGTCCTAAACTTTAACGTGCCGTTCTTTGCAGCAGAAGAACCGGTTTTGCAATACTCGCAATTCTTACAATCCATATTAAACCTCACTTTCACTTAAATGGCAAATCGTTTTCTTTTGTGCGTTCAAGAGCGTCCTTGCGGTTTTTCATAAATTCGTCAAAGGCTTCTCTGCTTCTCTCATTCTCGACAATTACCATGCAAAACTCTATGGTTTTGAATATCGTCAATACGACGATGCAAAATGTGATAATTCCTACCATTTGACCTCTCCTATTCTATGTGTACTGCATCATCATGTACGTAGATATGAACCGCCTTGTTTCTTCTCGGTTCTACCAACTTCTTTTTGCCACCGCTGTTCAAGTGGCAAGTGTTCTTCGTGAGCAACCATACGCTACCATCGCTATCTATAGTGCAACCGTCAACTCCGCACAACTGAACGTCTTTATAGGATATTGCATCAAAGGTACAGTTCTCGATCACGACGTTGGTGTGATACTTTTCTTTTTCAGATACCGTATGAGTTCCGATTCCATTCGGGCAGTTAAAGAACGTGCAACCCGTAATTGTAATGCCGTCACAGTGCGTTCCGTCGTAGCAAGGCGACTTCCCGTCTGCTCCAGAGATTGAAAGACCATCTTTATTTGCGAAGTCTATCTGAACAGCTTCACGGAAAGTGTCTTTGTCTTTCGAGGTCTGTTCTGCGATAAAGCAATTATCAACCACAACTCTTCTGCAAGCGTTGACCTCGATAGAGTGCAATCCTCGGCAACCCGATATATGCAAGTCCTTAAACCTTATATCCTTGCTGTGAAACAGAGTTATGACATTAGCGTTAGCCGAGTTGGTATCAGCAACAAATGTACCGCCCGTCCAAGTAACATCGTGAGTGCCGTTGTACTTCGTGGTATCAGGCGTGACATAAAGCTGCATCATTCTTCCTTTGTGTCGCCTTTTGAACACCACTCCTGGCTGGCAGACTATATCCGTATTGCTATACACGGTCAGCGGTTTTGTAAGGTCATAAACTCCGGCCTTGAACTCAACATAGCGGTTTTCTTTCAATGTCTTGTTGATCTTTTGTATTGAAAAGCTAGGTGTTATCAGCATTTTTCTTTCTCCTTTCTCGTTCCATTTTCGCTCCACAATGAGCGCAACAATCGTCATATACTTGCGCCATAGGATAATTGCACGCGGAACACCAATAACTGTTTGATATGCCTGTTTCTTCGTCAAACGCCTTGAATATCCAACGCCCTGTTTTTTGCTGTGGTGTGGCGGGCGGTAACTGTTCAAGCGCTTCTATCTGTGCGGATTTACCATCACAAGCCGATATAGCGTGTATTGCTTTACGTCTGCTTATCGCGTCCGTGCAAGGCTGTTGTGCCACCTTAGCCATAATCTGCTTCGCCAATTCGTCAACCCTATCTAAATCTCTTTGGCTTCCGTTATCTACGTAACTGATTATTTCTGTCAGTGCGTCTGCAATATCCTTGCAAGGCTTTAGTGCTTCTCTTATGGTTTCAACCGCTTCTTCAACGTCCTTGCTTTCGTAGCCCGTTTTATAAAAAACGGCACACTCGCTACAACGTGCCTGTTCGGACATTGATAATATTTCAAGTGCTTTGTCTGCTGTCATTCGCTCACCCCTTGTATGGTTCATTCAGCCAATCTTCGTCATAATGATTATCAAACATCTGATTTAGCAAACTCCCGAACGAAAGAGTTACGTTATGAAATCCCTTGTTCACTACTTCTGTATTAGGAAATAGTGCTTTTATCATGTCCAAGTTTGTTGCATTCTCAGGGATAACGATCGCATTGATTGTAGGTGCGTTATCAATGATAATCTCTACAACTTCTCTTACACACTCAATGTCGCTTTTAACGTCTATAGCGTCAGCATCAATCAGCCTCATTCTCTCACTCCTCGCTTTCTGTCTTGTACTTGTCGATAATCTCAAGTGCCATATCTACAACCTTGTCATTATTGATAAAGTCAAGTATTGGATGATGATGTAACTGCTCTATCTCTGCTCTTATCTTATCGAGAACATCATTTACGTTAGGTCTTTCGGGTGTTACGGGCGGCAAACTTATGAGACTTCTTGCAAATTCCACAGGGTGTTCATAATACTTTTCTCGGCTATCCACCCATTTATCAAATTCATCTATCACCGCTTCACGGCTTATCGCGTCCGTTGACGGTTCGCGCTTCAAGGCTTCGATTGCTCTGTTGAATGTTTCGGTAGAGATGTACTCAGAGTATCCATCTCTACCATCTTCCAATTCTTGTATTGCTATCTCTCGTTCTTCTCTTGTCATGCTTCCTCGCTTTCTGCTTAAGACCTCGCTCCAACAATGTTCTTCTTTCCAACCTCTTTTGCTTGTTTCTTCATGAGCCGTTTTTCTCAATTCTTCTATTGTGTTTCCTCTGATTTTAATGTCATCTTCGTACTTTCCGTTATAATGTATTATTGCTATCATTCCTTTTCCTCACTTTTCTTACGCTTGCTTTCTGCCATAATATCTTATGTTGCAAGTAACTCTATATTTTTCCCCACAACCTTTGCATGTTACAACCACATTACTACTCCCTGTGCCTGTTGCTAATGCTACTATACGCTTTGTGTCGTAGTCATCGACCGTAAATTGCACTTCCTTTCCGCAATAAGGGCATTTAGGCATTGTTATTGATCTGTATGGGGTTTTGTATTGTTTCACTTCTTTTCCTCTCCTTCTGTTTTGATTTCTGCCTTTAACGTCTGTTCGGTCAAAAGATGATATAAAATATCAGCCTGCTCTCCTAATTCCATTTTCAGTGTAACGATTGTTTCTCCGTTTTTTCGAGCGACACATAATCCCGAACCATCTTTTAATCTGCTATCAAAAGAAACTATCAATACATCATACATGTCTTTCATTCCTTATCCTCGCTTTCTGCCTTAATTTAACGCCACGCACATTTCTCACAGCAATGGGGACATACACCACTTCGTACTGCTCTCTTACACATTTTTACTTTGATTTCTTCGCTGATTCCTTTTTGCTTTTTCTTCATCCCTTATTCCTCACTTCCTGCTTAAATTGATAATTCCATCAATCGCTTGCTTTGCATTTTTGTTCTGTGTAGCAATTTTATTAATGGCTCGGATAGTCGCTTCGTTCTCTCCGATCCTGACCATCTTATTATATCTATCTTCAATCATCCACTGTGTAAGTAGTTCAAAGACTTCATTCTCAACACCTTGCTCATGTATTGCATTCATGATTTCTGTTACAGTCATTCCTTGCCCTCACTTTCTACCTCTTCAAAAATTTTTGCTTTAGGTTTAGTAACCGATATTTCAGCGATTGCATAATTGACACCCTCGATTAAATCTGTGTATTTTTCCGTATCGCCTTTGCAAAAACTCTTTACAAAATTCTCTAATCTTTCAACGATACTATCTTTCTCTATCAAGTCTATCTCTTTAATCATTTATTCCTCACCCTCCTGTACTGTCTTGCACAAATCCATAATCTCGCATAACAACTCTTGTATCTCTCTATGGGCTGTATAAGGTAATGCGCTTGCCAAACTATTGATGCGGTCACATTTTGGCTCTATCTCGGCTCTTATCTTGTCAAAAACCTGCGTATTATATTCGACAACAGATATGGGGCAATCGGCAAACTTAAAACCATCATCATTAGCTTCTCCCCATCTGTGTTCAGGATTGTTTGACAATGAGCAATAAAATCCATGAGCGCCACCTGAATTATAATGTACGGAAAATCGACAAGTATTACAGTCTTTTGGCATTTCAATGTTAACCCGTATCATTCGCTCACTCCTCTCATGTCTGCTATATGCTTTGCGTTCAACTTATCCATGATCTTGTTATACTGTCCGTCTGTAATCACGTTATCAATCCACATTTTCATCATCGCTTCTGAACAATCTTTATAAGTTATTGTTGTCTTTTCGGGTGTTACGGGTGGTAATTCCCTAACAACATTCATGGCTGTTTCAAATCCAAGCCTTGTATATTCGCTCGTCTTTGCGCAATCGTCATAGTAGTTTTGCATTTCTTTGAGTGCTTCTTCCCGGCTTATAGCATCTGTGCAAGGCTCTTGCTCCAGTATTTTGATCGCTTCTCTTTCATCGCAACCACGAATATCGCAAGAGTCCATATCCTGTGAACCATAAGGACACCTAATGCAACAAATTTCTTTAAGTGTCTTTATTGCTTCTTCTACTGTTTTCGTTCGTTCACCGCCTTTTTCCACCTAGGGCATATAAAGTGCATTTGTCCGTCGCCACCGCGTTCAGCCCACTCACACATTCTCAATGGGTCAATCTGATTGGCGCAGTTCTTGCAGCCCTTATAATCAAGTTTTTTGATTCTTTTCTGAACTTCCTTGTCGGTAATACGCTTCATTCATTCGCCCCTTAATATCCCCTGTCAGCCCAATGCTCTCTCCATGCTTTGTTCTTTTTGTCTTTCTCCAGATGTTCAAGTGCTTCGATCGCCTTATCAAAGGCCTCGATGTCAGTTTTTAAATCTCCAACCGAACCTTGCAACCGGAGTTTGTATAGCTGCATATATTGTATTGCTTCGCGTTCGCTAATCGCCATTTTCTTCTGCTCCTTTGAAATCCTTTAGTACCAACTCTGCATCAACTAACTCATACGATACATCGACGAAATCTACATCAACTAGTGTATCAGTTATAAAATTGAACCACATTTTGTCCGACACTTTGATGCAAACTTGACCCATACCATTTAAGAAAGTAGCCCCCGTTCTCATAAATTTGAACGGTATGCTTTCACCATGTTTTCGAACATCAATTATTGTCATGTATCTTCTCCTTTCGCACCCGCTGTCTTAAAGTTCATAAGCATAGGAATAATCAAGAACCACAAACATCTCATGTCTTGCGTGTAGTACAGCGCCACACTGATTGCTACAGCACACGAACCCCATACTGCTAATACTGATTTCCACATAGCTACTCTCCTTTCGTAGCGGGAATGATTGTATCTGCAAGGTCGATTGCTCTCTCGGTTACACATCTAAACACATCACCGTTCCATTCTGTCATGGTTTGAGCGTCCGCTTTAAGTGCATCTGCATCTTTCAAATCTCCGTGTTTTTCGGGAAGCACCGTTCCGTTTTCAACCGCTTTTAAGATTTCCGTATTGACATCGAGGAATAATGCCATACGCGTCTTGGCGTATTCGTATGCCCTGTCGCTAATGTCAATCAATACCTGCATTTAATCACCCCTCTCGTCCTATTTCTTTCCTGTGGAAGCGAGAACACCGCGACGCGGGAGCAAACATTTCTGAATCCACGGGGCTACAAATTGCATCACAACACAAACAAGGTCGTGATATAGTCTGTGGCGTTTTGTCTCCCTTTGACGTGTGACATTCGGTAAAGTCGAGTTCTGTTAACGGTTTCTCTGTCACTTGTTCACTCATCTGTATCTATCTCCTGCTCAAATCTTTCACATGTGTATACATCAAGTAACGAATCAACACCGGCATCAAGTTTTGCTAACCACTTATCGTGTGTACGCTCTGCATCTTCTTTTGTTTCAGACCACTCAAGCACAATCCAGTCTCCATCGTTAAAATCTTTATGCGCTACAGCAGTCTCATAAGGTAATTCTCGGTCAGCCACCCGTACAGTATCAAGTGTAAATGTATTCCGTTTTGTGTTCTTAACAACGCGTGATTTATAATTGTCGCTCATTGTCAAAATGCCAAATAAATTATCCATAAAATTATCCATATTATTCTATCTCCCTTTCTCATCCAAAGCAGAAATACTCTCCGTCTTTCTCCCAAAATACTCCAGTGCCTTGCTTGAAGTGTGCCTGATAATAGACGTTTGACGGTGTGATGCTGCCATATTTCAAAAGGATTTCCGCAAGGTCGTAACATTCGCTCGGTATGGTTTCTTCACCCCTCAAAACGCGTTCTACAATGTTCTTTGTACGTTTAGCGTATTGCTCGTATTTTCCGTCAATCTGAAAAACAACGCCTTTTATTGTGTTCGGGTAAAGTGGTGAATTTTTGCGGTTTATAACCACCGAACCAGTTAACGCCATTTCATACCGTCCATTTATATAGTTTTCGGCATATATGGTAGCCGCAAGTATCGTTTTATCTTCGTTGGTATAATCAGAATCCCGTTCGCTCGATTCATTGTAGTTGTAAACAATGGTTTCAAGTGATTCTGTCTCTGATTCAAGACCGGAAATAGTCTGTTCCTGCTCGTAAATAATCGTTTCGAGCCGTTCCATTTCTTTGGAACATAACTCCAGGTCTGTCTGTGCTTCAAGCAGCTTGATTTCATAGTCCTCTGCTTTTGTCTGCCAATCAAGTGCTTTCTGCTCATAAGTCGTCATGCGTTCGTAGATCAGTCTGTTTTCTTCGTTAAGATACCGTACTTGAACTGCGAGTGCTATCGCGAACAATCCGCAAAGCAACAGTGCTACAGACAAAACAATATTTCTTTTCTTCATTGATAACCTCTCTTTCGAAATGGTAATAATCCTTACCTTTTTAATCGTCTATGCTTTTGTTTGCGGTCTGAATAGGGCAAATATACCTATAGACCGCATAATCTTTTCCGTCCGTAGGTTTATCTGTTGAAATAACATGATACTTGCGAAGCCGCTTGATAACAACTGATAGCCGGAAATTACCGTAAAGGTTAAGTGCTTCAAGCGGAGTTATCGTTCCGTGCGTCTGCAAGTGTTCCAGAATTTTGGAAGTGGTAGAATTGTTCCTATGCTTTTCCATTTTGAACCCCCTTTGTAATTGTTTATTGTTAAGTGCAATAACCACTTGCACTCTTGATGACTCCCCTGCGTTTACCGTTCAAGACGGATTGCAACACCCAGTTCTCTTGTGTCATCTTCCCAGGCTATCTCGGGTGAGGATTTTCACCTCACATGATGGTTGTAATATTCGTTCTCTGGTACTCGTAGCGCACTCCGTTTTACCGGTTTATGCTCCGTTGCTTTGCCCTTCGTTTTACCATGCGTCTACATATTCCGCCACCGAGATACAAGCGACATTAAATCGACTTGTTGTATGTAGTATATTACGTTTTTCTAAATATGTCAAGTGAGAAATTACTTCTTCAAGCAAACTTTTTTCATCAACTCAACCAAGGATTCTGTTCTTGCTTCTGTCATATCGTTTGTCATCTTTGTTGCAGCTTCATTAAGAGCATTCTTTGCTTCGCATTCTCGTATAGTTCTTGCCACCCACAACTCTGCTTCGCAGTTTACAGTTCCTTTTTGACACGTCTTATTATCACACAAAGGGCAGCATACCGTGTACTTTATCTCGTTAAGACGTTTCTTGATGGATTCTGTTAGATAATCGCCCATGCCTTATACCCTTTCATTTGTCGTTACTCCTTTTCTCCGCTGATCTCGTCCAATACGCTTCCGATGTAGTGCGAGATAATCTTCCTTGCATCGTCAAGGCTTATCATTCCGTTAACCGCTTTCGCTGATAAGTCGCCCATCACTTCCGCCCATGCCGTAATAAGTTTGGTATTCTTTTCTTCAGGTGTCATGATATTATACCGTCCTTTCTCATGCTTTTGATGTTGTTGTAGTGTCTGCGATTTTCTTCTCCTGTAACCCATTCAAGATTATCAACTCTGTTGTTTTGCTTGTTTAAGTCTTTGTGGTTAACTTCCGGCAAGTTGTCGGGATTAGGAATAAATGCTTGTGCGACAAGTCTATGTACTCTTTTCTTGTGTGCTATCCCGTGTTCTCCAGGAACACATAGCCCGACTTTCAGATACCCCTTGTGGTTCTCATAAGGGCAAAGTTCGCGTCCTTTTTCGTTTACAACCTTTCCAAAATTGCTTACATAATAACCTTTGAACCCCTCGATTTCTGCGAATATTTCTTTCGTACTCACGCCCCCTTTCAGAAAAGCTGCTTGAATATCAGTTCAAGTACATTCACAACGATGGAGTTGCCGGCTTGTGCATATAACTGTGTATCAGAATTAACAGCAGTTGCGTTGTCAAAATCCTCATCGCTGAATCCCATAAACCGAAAACATTCTCTTGGAGTCAGCTTCCTTATCCTTGCTTCACTCTCCATTCTGCAAACCTCGCTTGTTCGTATAATTGTAGGACAAATTTTGCCCTCGTTCTGCACTCTCCCTCGCCTTGTCTTGCTATCGGGAAAGCTGTTGTCAAACAAACCGCCTATATATATATATATCCTAGCTTTGTGGCTTGTCTAATTCTGATTTTTCTTTCTTCGTCCATATTTCCACCACTAAAGGCTTTCCGGCTGTCCCCCCCGATCAGATAAACGCGCAATCGTAGGGCAGATAGGCTCTTTCCTTACTCTGCAACCCTCGTCATAACGATAGTCCATAATGGCTACTGCTCGTTTCTGTGTTCCCATTCGATTACTCCGTTCATTGTGTCAAAGCCTGTTCCGAAACCCTTATAATCTCTGTGTGCGAGTGTCTTTGCTAACTTACTGTTCCTCTTGTCTACTCTTTTTCGGTTCATAAACACCAGTTCCCTCTGCGGGTCTGAATGAAACCCCTCTGTTTGTTCTTGCTGATACGCAATTAACGATGTCTCTTGCCTTTGGGCTAACGATTGACAAGTCGATAATCGCTCTGCTCTGCTCTGCTCTGCTCTGCTCTAGCGATTGTACTCTTCTGTTCCAGGTTGTCAACCAGCTTTTGAGCCGTTTCAGACTTCAAATAATACTTCTCGTCAACATCATCTTCAAGATAAGCGTATGCGTCCTTTTCGAGCGGTACTTTATCGGGGAATGTATATGTATAATCCCCAAGAATTGACACTACATAGCATCTGTTCCGATTCTGTGCCATTCCGTACTCTTTGGCGTTAAGGTCTTTCCAAAAGTTTGAATATCCAAGGCCTTTGAGAAAATCGAGCCACATTTCAAAGTCTGCACGGTTCTTCTCTGAATGAACTTGCGGTACGTTTTCCATAAGTAAAACTTGCGGAAGTTCGGTGCATTCTTTAAGCAGTCTTTCGACTTCCCATAACAGACCTGATCTTGTTCCGCTACCTTTTTGCATTCCGAGACCCTTACCCGCTCTCGACAAGTCAACGCAAGGGAAAGAATAGGTCAGAATATAAGTGTACTTATCCGTTTCGGCAATTCCCAAGTCCTTTCCGGTCAACTTTCTAATGTCCATAGGCTCAAAATTCGTTCCGTGAATTGCGTTATAACTCTTGACCGCAAACTTATCTATCTCGCACATTCTGTAATGCTCAAAATCTGCTCCGATATTCCGTAAAGCTGCCGCTTGCGCTCCTATTCCACCAAACAGTTCTATGAGCCGTACATGGTTTGTTATCCTAAATACCTTGTCGCCAAACAAACTCATTTGGTTTTCGCATTCGTAGCTTGAAATGTCCATCTTCTACCTCTCAATACTTAATAATCTTGTTGCTATGTTGCGCTATCCAATCTATAGCCTGACGATATGTATAGCCGTTGTTCTGGCAAATATCCAAAAGCTGATACATTTTCGGGTGCGTCTGCTTTAACTTCACAAACCTTTGCTCCCCCTCTTTTTCAAGATGACACCCAAATCCGCATAGGACACATCCTGTCCTTTGGCAACCCGTGCAGTGGTACTTTTCGTTTCCTGGCGAAGCAAATGATATTTGACCCATTTCTTCATCGTCTGTTACTACTTTGCCGTACACCGAACAGATTTCAAGGTTTTTCTCGCGGATATATTGTAAAACATCTTGTTCCGTCCAGAATGACATCGGGTTTGACTTCGGATGCTTTGCGTCAAACATATTGCAACCGTGTTGTAACCACTTCTGCGTTCTTAAATGACTCTCTTCTGCCATTTGTGCCGTAATCGGAACTCTGCCCGTCTGCTTTGTGTATTCATAGGCAGGCAGTTTCTTCATGACATCGCAACACTTGTTGGATATTTCAAACGGTGCTTCGAGTGTAAATGCGTAGCCTTGCAACGAATACCTTGATCGGTCTTTACTAGGGATATTCCCCTTTGGAAGAATCTGACCGTCTTTCGTCAGCATTCCGAGCATTATCGCAAGTCTCTGATTCTGACCGCCCTCTCTGTTGTGCATCTTGGTGTTGAGCAAATTCGCCAATTCCTCTGATTCTGCGATACTTTCGGTCGTAGCCCCCCCAGAATGCTTCAGTAAGGCGTTTTCATCGGCTATACTAGGGATAGTCGGATTTTTCTGATAATTCCCTGTTCCGGTTACTCGTTCGTACCAATAGCGGTAAGGTGCTTGCTTGCTTGCTTGCTTGCTTGCTTGCTTGCTTGCTATAGGATTATCGCATTCTTGCACTATTGCTTGCAAGTATTTTCTTGCACCTTGTATTGATTCTGCTATCTCTTTTGAAAAGAATGGGAATCCATACTCTTTGCAAGTCTGTACGAAGTTCATCTTTGGTGTTACGATGTCCACGTTTGGAAACCTCTTGACAAACTGCCGAAGTTCGGGATATTGCGTAGGAACATCAACAAACATAGCCTTTGTATTGGGATATAACGATCTGACTATATCAAGTAGAACCGTGCTATCCTTGCCGCCCGAAAAGCTGACGTAAACACCGTCCTCACCAAACTCGTTGAACCAATCTCTGATTCTTGATTCTGACATACGAACCTTGACGGATAAAGGAGCGGCTTGCATACACTTTAATCCGGCTATTGTTCTATCGCTCATACGTTTCTCCTGTCAGTAGTTCAATTATTCGCTTACCCATGTCCTTGTTCCGGCAAAATACGAACTTGCAACCATATTTCAGTTCCATTGTTTCGAGTGACTTTACTAATTTGTCGCCTTTCATAGCGTATGGATATTTGTAAATAGGTCTGCGATTTCCCATGGTGTCTCGCTTAGTCCAAGCCTTGACGATAAGACTTCTCGGATTAGTCCAACTTTTAAGGCTCTCAATATCGGTAACGGCCTTGTTGAGAATGTCCTTTTTTGCACCGATCATTTCGGGGTCTGATGCAACAAGAATAAACAGCTTTATTCGCCTTATCTGCGCCCTTACAAGTCCTCGGTGGAAGAATCCTCGATACTTCGTATAAAGGGTCTGTAAACGGCTTATAAGCGTCTCAGAAAGCCTATTCTCGTAAATATACATCGTTATCTCGTTGTCAACGTCACGGTTTGTATCATCCGAAGTGATGATATTCACTAAGTCCTTGTGATATTTTCCCTCTTCCGAAACAGTCAACAGATTTTTTACCGCTGCCGATACTGCGGATTTGCTAATGGTCTTTGCCTGAATGTCACCAATCAATTCCTGAATATCCTTTTTGGTGTCAACTGCAACGTCCGACTTTCCGGCAAGTTGATAATCACCGCAATTAAGCGTTTCTCTTGTCCATGAAATGCCATTTTTCAAGAACCATTGATGCTTTGCGGTATGTTTCTTCACTTGCTGACGTGTATCTTCAAGAAGCAGAATCCTATCCATGTCTTAATCTCCTTTTGTAATGTCCATCGCAATTATACTCCTTTATCTCGTCCTCAACCTTGTCAAAGTCGAATTTGTCGGCTCTTTTATAAAACTTGCATTTTCCGGTTTTAACACAAACCATTTCTGTAAGGCAAGCACACAAATCGTCACGATGATAAAAAGCGCACGAACACCGAGGGAAATGGTTATTTTTTCTTTGCTTTTGCATTTTCTTCCACCTCTTTGTCGTTTTGTCCTCTGGCAGTAACTTCAAATTGGTTCACAATCAACTGAGGATTGTAATGCGTTTCTCCGTTCATCGTGTATTTGTTCGGGGAGATTTCCCCATAAACAGTTACTGTAGTACCCTTTTTGCAAAATCTCGCCATATGCTCTGCGGTCTTGTCAAACGCCACAAGATTGTGCCACTCTCCATCAGTGGAATGATTGCAACGCACATACATAGACGTTTTTGCTATTGTCTGTCCTTTTTCGGTCTTTCCGATAGTAACATTTGCTCCCAGGTTTCCCGAAAGTATGCAACAGTTCATAAATGCTCCTTTCTATTCTCGCCAACCGTTGTAGATTTCAACAACTCCGTCCATTTCGCCAACGTCCGACTTTTTGAACATCAGGACTAAATCGTGACCCTCTTTGTCAGCAATAGCTTTCAGTTCTTCAATTGAATTGATCTCGCAAGACCACGGGTGCCATATGTTACCCTCTACTGGTTTACACTCGACTACGCTTGTCGGCACGGCTTCCGAAATTCCATCTTCCAAGTATACAGGTATAGTTCTTTCGATATAAAACCTCATAGCGTTACCTCTAGCCCTTTCCTCGCCACATAGACATGAGCAGTTTCAGCAACAGTCGAAATCGTTTTTGTAATTTCGTCAGGGTCGCTTGTGTCAAGTCCTCTGTGGCAAAGAATCACGTTTTTGAGTTCGGTGCTTGCAACGTGCTTAATAAAGCCTTTGCAAGTCTTTAATCCCATATGACCGAGCAGCTTGTGCCTTATGTTCTCTGCTTCCATGTCCACCATGTCCTCACAATAGTTACATTCTACTATCACGTCAGTAGGTGTGATTTTGGATAGATCAATAGGGCAATACTCCAAGTCTGTCAGATATAGGATTCTTCTATCATTCCATTTGAGATAATATCCATAGCAAGGAACATTGTCGTGCGGTACATCAAAACCTAAACCGGTAATGTTTTCTGCTAATCCGAATACCTCAAAAGGTTTCACGGAACGGGCGTTGTAGTAGTCAGTGTACGCTTCTTTTACAGTCGGGTTCATGTATGCAAGTACCCCCTGCATCAAGAGTTTTTCGAGTGCTTGCGTGTGGTCTTTATGAATATGACTAATCAATACACCGCGTATCTTTGTCACGTCAAATCCCAACGCTTGCTTAATCTCTTTAATGCTCATTCCCGCATCAAGAATCACGTCTGAAATGCCATCACTTAAAATGTACGCATTTCCGCTACTGCCCGTTCCGACAACCTTTAAAACCATGTCTTATCCTTTCATGAAATCGGGTAAGTTGGGGTCTGACATGTCAACTTCCGGCATAGCTTCTTTGAACGAACCGTCAATGACATCAGCTTCGACATCTTCAACTGTCGGGTCGCCATTGTCCACATAATCCGGTGTGCCATCGTCACGAATGACTGCCTGATCGTTGTTAAAAGCATTCTGAAACTCAATGCTCATGATGCCCCACTTACTGATAAGCTGACGAAGCATTGTTTTCTTCGCCATTTCGTTAAAGTTCTTGCTCCAGAACGTGTAGGACGTGCCTTTGGTGATGTCGCTCTTGTAGCCTTTGGAATACTGCTTCGCGTGTGCTTGCATTTCCTCAATCGTCCAATACATTTCCTTGCGGAAGCCTGTTGTCAACTCGAAGTATGCGTAGTAGCCGATAACCTTTGCCTTTTCGCGCTTCTTCGGGTCTGTAATTGGAGCGAACTTGTAGTCCTCGTCAAAGGGATTGTAGTGAACTAACTCGCCCTCTCTGACTTCGATCACGTTCATCTTGCGATACTGACCGCTTCTCATGGCAAGTCGGATTAACCCTTTATATCCAGCCTGAAATACCGCTTCTGCAACACCCTTGTTCTCGTACTTAACCATGTAATACTCGCCAAGCTGCGGTGACGGACTTAACTTCAAACTCTGACCGAGCAGAGCTGCATTGACGATTGAAGCATTCGTACACTGTGCCAGGTCTTTGTTGGTCTGTACCGCTGATACGATAGATGTCACGAAGCTGGTGTAGTCCTTTTCGCCCACTACCGGAAGTATGTTCTCCTTGACTTTTTCACTTCCAAGATAGGTGGCAATTCCTGTTTTCTGTGTCTGTGCAACTGCTGTTCCCATATTATCTCCTTTCTTACTGTGTAAGTTCCTTGTCCTCTGAAACAACAAGACCGATCAACTGCTTTCCGAAAGGCATCTCCATAGCGATTCTCTTTTCGCTGTCGCTTGAAAGTGATTCAAGGCCATCAACAAAAAGCGGTACGCTCTGCTCAAATAAAGACTGTAAGCCAAACGCAATATCAATCTTTGCGATAACCTCTCTGCCGGTATTAGCCGATTCTCCCAACTTCTTGTCATCGATATAGGCATCACAGACTTCTGTGTACTCTCCGTTCTTTTTGTAGTCAAAGAACTTCCATTTGACAATGCTGAAATGATTGTTGACCGATTCAGTAACAAGTTCATTGATGAACCGATTCAACTTGTCGATTTCGTCAAGCGTTTTTTCGGCATCTGCCTTTGCCTGTTCGTACTCCATCTGCTGCTTGCGTAAATCAGCGATCTTCGCATCAATCGCACGGTTTGCATCGAATACTGCAAGTTTGCCGTTCAACTCGCCACGTTCTGCATCGAGTTCCTTTAACCTTTCAACCTCGATGGCCGGAGCGGGTGCGGTATATAAATCCGAATACTCTTTAAGTGCCTTTTCAGCATCAGCCTTGGCCTTTGTAAGCGATTTCTGTAAGTCCTTCGTTTCCTTACTTGCCTTTACGGGTTTACTGTCGATTTCTTCAAGCTGCGTGTAATATCCGTTCTTGCTTTCTGACATGGCATTGATTTCGTCGGTAAGCTTCTTTTCCGCTTCTGTAGCGTCCAATACTGCTTTTTTGGCACGTTCGACTTCTGCGATCAATTCATCAATCTGCTTCTGGTGCGCTTCTCTAATCTTGATTGCCTTTTCAGCGTCAAGTGGTCTGCCACAAGTCGGACAAATGATCGCATTGTCAGCGCGTTCGTTCATCTGCCGGATAGTCTCGGTCATGTCGGCAACGCTTGTTTGTGCCGTAGTCTTTGAGATTTTTGCCTGATTGAGTGCATTCGTCTTATCTCCGATTGAACGGTCAAGTTCTGCGATAGCATCAGCGACAAACTTTCGGTCATGTTCATGCGAAGCATTGTCCGAAGCAACCGACTTCTCGTACTTGTCCATGAGTTTCCTCAACTCTTCCGAAGCACTGTCTGCGTTGATTTTGAGTTCTCTGAGCTGCTCTGCACGTTCTTCCTGTGCTTTCTTGTTCTCTGAAAAGATCGCG